TCACCATTGCCAGCATCAAAGCGGGCAACAACGCAGTGGTACAGTGGAAGCCCGTTGGCTCCAGCGGCAAATCATTTACCTCCGCATCGGGTGGCAAAATCACCAAGGTCTCACTGCCTGAGTTTAATTCAGAAAACGGCGAACCTGCGGTGTTTTCGTTCGAGCTCATGTGTGGTGGCGTCGATACATCATTCGCCTAAAGGAGGCTAACTCATGGCACAGACTACAGGCTCATTGACTGGGGCACTGGGCAAAATTGAAATTAGTTTCGACGACGGCTCCACATGGACGGATATTTCTGGTTCCACCACGAGTATGGATCAGGTGGAGTACACACGGTCGAGCGGGAGCAAGAATACCTTTGGCGACGCCTTTGCCGTGGTGACCGTGGGCAAACAGTTGCCTACCAACATCGTCGTCAATGCGCTGTACACCGAAACCACATCCGAAGCCACCGACAAAGCCATCACTGGCATCAAAGCCAACACGCCGTGTGACCTCCGTTGGCAGTATGCCGACGTGACCACTACGCCAGGGGCAAAGTATCTCGAATACATCACCCTCGGCAAAAGCCGTGTCATCAAGGCGGATTTACCCGAGGTGAACTCCGAATCAGGCGAGCCCGCCACCCTGTCCTTTACCGTCTTTGCCCCCGGCATTGACTACTCCGAAATTACCGTACCCACACCGCCGTAGCCTAGTAGAATCGAGGACGCTGTGACCGCCAAAAAGCAACCACTTGTAATTGATGTCAATATTGACATGCTTACCGTACTAGACCTTGAGACCATCGACCGTGCCGAGCGTGGCGAAGCGACGCTATCAGACGAAATTGCCATCTTTGACCGTGTCGTAGTGGGCGGTGTCCGTCACTTGCGGGCATCGGATATCCGCAAAATCCGTGACATCATCCTTCAGGAGCTGGTCAAGGACGCCAACAGCCCAAACTGACAAAGCGGTTGTGGGCGAGCCTGTACACCAATGCCCCACAACCGCCCGAGTACCGTACATACTGGTGGTGTATGAAGCTCCAGTGTACCCCCGACAAACTCCCGCCAGCGCGCACCCTTCTGCTGTGGGAAAAGATTATGACCATCGAGGCGAAGGTGCGCGCGAAAAAGCAGGGGTAAGGAGGATTCATGGCCGATGACATTGTGATACGCTTTTTATCCACTGATGGCGTCACCCCCACTGCACAAAAGGCATCGAAGGCGATTACGGTGGTAAAAAAATCGACCGACGATGCCTCAGGTTCGATGTCGTCGTTTGGATCGACGCTGGGCAAAATCGGCGCCGCCGCAGGCCTTGCCACGCTTGGCAAGCAGATGATAGACCTTGGGCTAAACTCGGCACTCGTCTATGACAAGTTTGAAAATGTGCGCAAGGCACTTGGGTTGATGACGGGTTCTACGCAGGCAGGCAATGACCTGTACAAGGTCATGCAAGACCTCGCTGCCCGCACCCCGTTCACCTTCGATGACATCGCCCAAGGCACGCAAAAACTCCTTGCCATGGGCTTCACTGCCAAAGAGATTCCCGCCACAATGACCGCCATCGGGGACGCATCGTCGGCAGTGGGGGGCGGTGCTGACGGGGTGAATCGTATCACCCTTGCCCTTGGACAGATGCAGGCAAAGGGTAAAATCACTACCGAAGAGATGATGCAACTGCAAGAGATGGGCGTGCCTGCGTTCCGCATCCTTGCAGACGCCACGGGAGTGACACAGCAGGCACTCATGGATATGGTGTCGAAGGGCATCGTGCCTGCTGACCAGAATTTACGCACCCTCATCGATGCCATGTCCAAAAATTACGGTGGCATGATGGCACAACAGATGAACAGTGCCACCCAAGCCCAAAGCAATTTTCAAGACGCCACCGACCGTGCCAGTCAGGCACTGGGTGAGATAACGTCGCCATCGGTTAAAATCGGTTTTAACTGGCTGACTCAAGCTATTGACCTTGCCACTGCAGGGATGAAAGATTTTGGTACGTGGCTCAACTGGGCCGACCAATCGTTGATTCGTTGGCAGATGAATCTACGTGGGGCAACGCAAGCCGAAATTGATGGCGTGCTTGCTGGTCGTGATTCGTCGGCAATTAAGCGACAGCACGCACAGGACACCTACGCACTCCAGCGTGTCTATGGCAGTATGACCGGGGCAACACAGACCCAAACTGCCACACTGAAGCTCAATACCGGGGCAATGAAGTCCGCGTCGGGGGCATCGAACAAACTCGCACAGGATGAGAAAGCACTAAAAGCAGCCACCGACAGCCTGCGCTCGTCGTTCATGAGCATTGCCGCGGCCCAGCGTGACGTGGCACGCACGCGCGAAGCACTCGAGGACGCGACCAATCCCGAGTCGCTCGAGTCGTATCAAATCGCCGCCGACCGTGCCTACTACTCCAATCAATTGCTGACCAACGAAATTTCACGCATGACCGAACGGCAAAAGCAGGTACGGGCGCAGCTCGCACAGAACAACTTGACCCAAGAGCAGCGCAACGAACTGCAAGCCGAGGACGCCAAAATCACGGAAGAGATGATTGGTAAAAACCTCGATGCCAAGTCGTCCATCATCGAGTTACACAAGGCACAAAAAGACCTCGACCGTGCCCGCGATCCGTCACGGGTTCAGGAGTACGCCGACGCGCATACCAACGCCCTTCTGCGGTTGGGGGAATTGAACACCAAGCAGCTCGAAAACGTCCGCACGGTCGATACCCTATCCGCATCGCTTAAAATCAGCTCAGGTGCTATGGATGCACTTACCTACAGCGCCTCCCTCACTGCCACACCGCTGGACAACCTGACCGTCGCAGGTGATGACCTCGCCAAGGCGATTGGCGGTGCCAACGGCGTCGGGCAAGCCGTCGGTGCGCTTGGTGCTGGCGTCAAGGACATCGCCAAAAATGGCATCGATGCAGGAAAAGGGATTGCCTCGATTAACGATGCCGTCGGCAGTGTGGACACCAAAGCCCTTGACGTGGTGAATCCCAAAATCGGCGCATTCTCATCGGCGATGACCGCCCTCGCCCAAGCGAATACCGACATGAAAATTGACAACATCTCACAACTCATCACCAACGTCAAAAACGCATTGGGCAGTGGGGGTGGTGGGAGTAGTGGCAACTCATTTCGAGCAGGTGCACAAGCAGGGGGTATGGGTAAAATCAACGTCAGCATGCCACCGTCTATGGCGACGCCAAGCCAGACCGTCAACATCTATCTATCCGGCGGTGATGCACGTGGTCAGCTCATCGAGGTTGAATCCTACCTGAAGGCCCAAGGGGGGTTACTCCGCATATGACCTACACAGCACATCATTCTCACTGACCTACACCGTAGGCGACGAAGTGCACCTCCTCAGTGGCTACGATGCCACCTCCGGTATCGATTTTCAGTACCTCGGTGATGCAGGGTGGGGACTCCCTGCCATCGAACGCATCACCAATCGGGGTGCACTGCAAAACGGAGATACGGACATCGATAATCGATTCGATGCCCGTACCGTGACGCTTGGATTTTTCGTAGAGTGTGACAACCCGATTGACCACCTGCGGTATCGTGAGGCTATTTCTAGCATCTTCATCGTGTCGAATCAGCGGGGTGTGTTGACCGTCACCTACTCCAGCACGACGGCAGGCATCACTACCTCCACGTCACGAGCCCTTGACGTCTTTGTCAGCGGGGGCATTGACTTTGGCAGTATGGACTACCAAGACTACAACCTCGACTTCACCGTTAAACTACGATCAGACACCGGTGTATGGCGTGATACGACGCAACAAACAGTACTCATCTCACAGGACGTATCAGGTACGCCGACGCCAATCCCACTGCTCATCCCATGGACGCTGGGTGGCGCGGGCATCAACAAGTCGACGAGTGTCACTAACCTAGGGCAAGTAGCGGTATACCCTATCATCACGATTATTGCCGGCACGGCAGGCATCGCCAATCTATCTATCCTCAATGCCAATTCGGGCAAGGCGATTGTGTTCCCTACCCTCAGTGCCAACACCACGTACATCATTGACCTCACCTACGGCAAAAAGACCATCGTCGATGGCAGTGGCACCAACTGTATTTCACTGCTCTCTACCGCTGAATCGAGCCTCGCCACGTGGTGTCTCCTACCTCGGCAGGTTGTGCCCGGCGGAGTCAATACCATCACCTGCTCAAGCGGTGCCACGGGTACCGATGCCAGCGTGACCATCGCCTACTACAAAAACTACTTAGGGATATAGGAGTACACTATGCCAGCTGTGGAGCAGTCTTTTGGGATGACGACCGGCACGGGTGACGGCACCGTCGGTGGCTACTCGTCCGCCCGTGTCGTATCGATGTTTGCCGGGATGTTGTCCCGTACCAACGG